AAAACATATAAAGAGTACAATAGAGGGTTAAGGCAGAAAGGAGTTAAAACACCATTTAAAGGCATAATACCTTTAAACATTGATTTAACTCTTGACGGAATAAGCGGACTCAGAATAGGAGAAGCATTCAGAATACACAATAACGTGCTACCAGCTAGGTACAATGATAATATAGGTTTTATTATAACTGCATTAGATAATACTATAGAAAGTACTAATAGGTGGACAACTAAGATTACAGCAAAAATGTTTCAACTACCTGCAAGTGAAAAAACTTCCCCAACATATGCAGCAGCAATGGAAAAATTAATTGGACAAAAAGAAGTAAGAAAGAAAGCAGCTAAACAGTATGTTAAGACACAAGCAACACGAGGACAGAAGAATGTTAAAGCCATGTACGGTGAACCTGGAGACCGTAAGAACTTCTCAACATTAATAGTTCCAGACGGATTTAATCTTACCTATGACGGGAAACCAGTAAGAAAAATAAACGGTGTACATAAAAAAGTAAGCAGTCAACTAAGAGCATCTTTCGACGGTATATTAGCAGAATATGGTTCAGCAAGAATAAAAGAACTAAAAATAAATGTTTATAGTGGTACATATAATAAAAGAGCAAAAAGAGGTGGTACAACCTGGAGTATGCACTCTTGGGGTATTGCAATAGATTTATATTATGCTAAAAATAAATTAAGAACAAAAGCACCTGAGGCAGCATTCTCTAGACCAGAGTATAAGAAAATGATTGATATTTTTGAGCAGAATGGATGGTATAGTTTAGGAAGAGCTAAGAACTACGATTACATGCACTTCCAAGCATGGAACCCAAATCAAAAAGAATAATATGTGGCTACCGGCATTTAAATACTTAAAAGGATTATTAGCACTAAGAGGGCAGTTTATGTTGCCTTCTGGACAACCGTATGAAGGATCGTATCATAAACTCTACAACGGTAAAACATTTACAGGTGACATACCTAACGTAGATGCTATTGAGATATTTGCCGATGACTCAGAACCGCATTTACCGGACCCTACATATGAACAGATGATAGTATCTGAACAAGTATACCCAGTACCTGAAGACTACAAAAAAGGTTTTTTCTTGAGATACTTTATTAAAGATACTAGAAACGGTAAAATAATAGAAGTTAAAAAAGAAACATCTACAAAGAAACTTAAGGAAAAATTTCTTATAGGTACTTCTATTAAGTGGATAATAGATAAACCAATCAAAGATATATTCAATCAAGGGTACCTGTTTAAAGGAGCAATTACAAGAAATAAAGAAAATGCTAAAAAAGGATCTTTAGTAATTAAAGGACTAGATACATTTATTACTGAGTATGACAAATTTGCAGATATACAATCAGATGTAAAGGGGTACAAGTTTGAAGAGTTACCAAGAAAAGAACAAATTCGAATAATAAGTGGTATTTCTAGTATACAGTCTAAACCTCTTATTAAAAATAAACCTAGATTTAAAAAGAAACCACCAAGAAAGGTAACACCCTTCGAGGAAATTATCGAAGTAGATACTAATAACAACACATCCACTACAACTTCAGGCACTAGTAGCGGTGGAGGCGGTGGAGGCGGGTCTCAATACTTTGACGAAGTAAGTAATAACTCAGGTAATACCTCGCCTAATAATTATATTTCAACAAATAACAACTATTAGTTTGTAGCTTAGCTTATATTTCGTATATTACATAAAAGGTTATAAGAATGTTTTATATAGTAGAAGAAGAGAGTAAGCTACTTCAATTAGAGAAGTTAAAAGGTGTAGGGTGTTACGTAGACATTATACCTACCCATGACTTATACCATCCAGCTCTTTCTAAAACTGTAGCAGTCTACATAAGGACAGTAAAAAGCGGACATGGATACATTATACCCATTGATCATGAAGAAGGTTTAAACGTAGATAAAGAACGTATCTACCAATTCTTATCTAAATTTACTACACTATATACAGTTGATAAGAAGAAATTGCTCTATCACTTTAATCTACAGGATGCAATAGATATATCGCTCTTGTATAGTATGACTTATTACGATAGATTAGAGGTTACTAAAACTAACCCCACTATTAACTCCTTTTATAATAAATTTCGTAAGGTAACAGAAATAAATAAGATAATACCTATCTCTAAACATTTTGAAATAAATGAAAATGCTTTTGAATCTATAGAACATATTTTAGAGTTACCTATTCCTGATGGATTTCACTTCTATAATAATACCGCAACTAACGTATTCTACCTAATAGAACAACAAGGTATAGGTATTAACTATGAACCTTTCTTAGAGAAGTTCTCTCCAAGGGATCCACTGTATAACATAAAAGATAACAAAGTACTAACATATTATAATTTATACAATGCAACTTCTAGACCAACTAATGCTTATAATAGCGTTAATTTCGCTGCTATACCTAAAAGTGAAGAGCACAGAAACTGTTTCATCCCGTCCAATGATTACTTCGTTGAGTTTGATTTCGATGGCTATCACCTTCGTTTACTTTGTGATCAGATTGGGTATGAACTAACACCTGAGTCAGCTCATAAGCAATTAGCAAAGCATTACTTTGGAACACAGGATATAACCGATGAACAATATAAAGAGGCTAAACAGATTAATTTCCAAGCTATTTACGGTAAAATTCCTGCTGAACATAAAGATTTAGAGGTTTTTAAACTGATCCAAGAGTTTATAGACAATATGTGGTCAGTATACCAGGAAATAGGAGTAGTATGTAACCCTCAATCGGGGAAACCCTTTACTAAGGACCTTAAAAATATGCATCCAGCTAAATTAATGAATTATATGATGCAATCGTTGGAGACCTCAAATAATATTCTTATATTAAAAGAAGTGTTACGTTATTTACAGAATAAGAAGACAAAAATAGCGCTATACACTTATGATGCAATACTCTTTGATTTTGATAAAGAGGACGGTAAAGAGACTTTAAAAGAACTGCAAATCATACTAGAATCCAGTAAGAAATACCCAGTAAACTTTAAGTACAGTAAAAATTTAGTTTTGTAGAACAGTTTATATTTATATTAAATGCAATTAGTTACAGATTTTTCCGTCGCATATGATTTCGACGATGATATTTTAAACGACGATATGAGTAATAAACTGTTTTGTACATTTTCTACCCAAGAAGGATTAGATGATGTATTATCTTCTATTCAAGAAAGATACAAGATTATATATAGTAAAATTTTCGTACTTTATTCAAAAAGTCAAAATGAGTACATCTGTACTTATAATGTAGACTTCGGTAATGTATCTGCTTTCTTAGACAATACTATTTTAGTACATAGAAAGAAAGAAACCAACACATTGTACACAATCAATGCGTTAAACACTTTAATTAGAGAGCTAAACGGCGGAGTACTCGACACCACTTACAGAATTAATTGGCCAGACTACAAAAACTGTGTGCTACTTACGAAAGGTCCTGAATTAAAAAGGATTAATACCAAACTATTTAACATAATAGAGTTGGATCATTAATATATTTTTCGTATATTGATAGAGTAATACATTTAAAATCAGTTATATATGGACATTAATGCAATCAAGGCAAAACTAGACGCCTTAAACAACAACGGTCAGGACCGAGAAAAGACTGACTACTCAAAGATTTTTTGGAAACCCGCATTAGGGAAACAAACGCTAAGGATAGTTCCTTCTGCTTTTGACCCTAGTTACCCTTTCAAAGAACTTAAATTTCACTACGGAATTGGGAAGTACCCAATGGTAGCACTTTCAAACTTTGGAAAACAAGATCCAATTGAAGAATTCGTAAAAGAGTTAAGAAAAACTAATGATAAAGACAACTGGTCTCTATCTGGTAAGATTAACCCTAAAACTAGAATCTTTGCTCCTGTAGTAATTAGAGGAGAAGAAGAAAAAGGAGTTCGATTATGGGGATTTGGAATTACCATTTATAAAGCTCTTTTAGCGTTAGCTGAAGATGAGGATATTGGTGATTTTACAGATGTAATCAACGGATGGGATATGGTAGTAGAGCAATCAGCTGGTAACCCTTACCCTGAAACTACTGTGAGAATTAAACCTAAACAAACACCTTTATCAGATAATAATGATTTAGTTGATTCTTGGTTAAAAACTCAACCAAACCCTACAGAAGTACATACTCAGTACGATTACGAATTTATTAAAAAGCAACTACAAAACTATCTGAACCCAGGTTCTGTTGAAGAGGGAACTCCTGAAACACCTGCTACAGATAAACTGCCAGAAAGCTTAGGTCAGCAAAAAACAGACTTTACTTTGGAAACAGCTACGGCTGGCAACAAAACCACAGTAAATAAATTTGATGACTTATTCAACGAGTAAAATATGGCAAAGAAAAAAGAAGTAGTACAAGCAAAGGCGGCTGCTAGTGTGCAGAAGTCATTTAACCTAGGTAATTTCAAGAAGAAAAAAGGATATTCCTCTTCTTCTGTAAAGTTCAAAGAGCAGGGGTGGATTCCCCTCTCTAAGGCTTTTCA